GAATGCAAGAACACTCGAGACTATCCTCGATTTCATCTCATGCTCCAAGATCGAGATAAAACGATCGATGGATATATTCTAGAATCGATGACAGATGGATTTTATACAGGAAAGATTCCTTTGGTCTCATTGAAGAGAACTAGACGAGGGGAATATATGCTAATCCCTGAAGTATTAATGACAGTTGGTATTAAACACGATCTCCCACCACCAGAAAGCTATCCTCATATGACTTACATCTATAAGGATCAACAAGAGTGGAACGACAATTGGATTCCAACTTATAGCTATATCTGGATCTTAGTAAATAATGATTTCTTTGTTCACAACGTTTTTAAGTTTTGGGAAGCAGGAAAGGAGGTTATTGAAGAAAGTCAGGATCTAGACTATTTCAGAAAGAATATGATCAGGGGCTTAAAGAAGGGGATGGACAAATGTCCAGAAAAGACTAATCAGAAGGTGCCAGCAGGTTCCTAAGTTTAAAGAAGAATATTTACCCCATCTAACTGACGCAGACCTATACCGGATAATTATTGAAGACTACGTTTATAATAAGAATACTATCCGCCCTATAAGACTTAAGACTATAGCTCTTTAAGATTGTCCCGATTCTTTCGAATCAGGACTTAAAAGCGATCTTAATATATTTTATCTAATATAAACCGACTTTTCCTCTATCGAGAATGGTATTTCTCCAGATTAATTTATTTCGTCGGGCCAAATTAGTAGACTGGGTTGCTATGTAGCCCTTAGATGTTCTTCAATGAAATTAAAACATTGTTTTCTTTCCAAGGGGCACATTTCCATCGCATCGTCCCAAGTAACTCCTCCTCTCATGTACCAGCATAACTGGGCTAATTCTTTCAGAAGAAGTCTCCTCTCTTTTTCTAATTGACTAGAATAGTCAATTATTTTTTGGAAGTCTCCGTATTTGGCCCAAAAGCGAAAAAATCTGCAGGATTAATTGGAACAGTAGTTTTCCATTTCTGGTCAGATATTGGATCTTTAATTTCGATTTCGGTTAAAGGACCTAGAACCGCCATTTCTTCAGCTTTTTCAGAGATAGTTTTGAATATTACGGCTGGTACTAATTCAAACCATTCCTTAATCTGTTCTCTATTAGATATCCCATCAATTTCACAAATCATACTTAATAGAACATCTTCGACCGTTTGCATCCTCTTTTTAAACATTTCCATTTTGGCTTCATCATCGGCCTCACTTAAACTATCCATATCCTCTTGGGATATTTGAAGTCCTAGATCAAATCTAATTGGCTGAATAGTAGCCTTTTGTCCGGTTTCCAATTTAACTACGCATTCAGAAAGGCTAGTCAGTGCCTTGCCACCTGTTAGTAATTTTTTTAGATTAACAGTATACTCTAAGATTTCTTGGCTGCCTTTCTTCTTTGCATCATAATACTTATTATCCACTTGAATACGTAATCCCTCTCCATAAGTCGAAATTCGCAAAGCGATTAGAATAGCATCCATATCAGGCTGAAATAAATCTAAAGGTTTAAGTACTTCTGGAGCACAGCGAGTAACAACTCTCGTAATAGCTTCACCATTGATTAATAGATCCGGGCTTTTTAGAACAAGCTCGTCCTTAGCACTCATTGGAAAAACGTGGAGTTCACCGCTCTTTAAAGCGGATTCCTTAAGTTCACCATGTTTATATAAAAGTGCTTTGGTAGGTAGTACAATTGATAAGCCGGGAACATTTTTAATCCCTGCTAATAGCGGGTTGGTATTGGGGGTTTCATTTCCCATTAGTTTTCCCTCCTGTAATTCATTCAATTATTTATCTAGTCGCCATAGCCCTTAAAAATCCCTAAATCCTTGCCATCTACTGATTTCAGTTAAAGCAGTTAGCTCCCAGCTGAGAACCGGGATATACTCTATTGGTCTAATGCCAGGGATTTTATAAAGACGATAAGGAAGATATCGAAGAGGGAATTTATTAACCATCTCCCAGATTAGTGCCGGGGCCTGACCCCTAGCTAGGCGAGGAGAGTTGAAAAACTTAATAAGCTTTACGACTAGGTTTGCTTCTCTCTTAATAAGATAATGGAGGTTAACTCCAGGGACTACATCGATATTGGTTTTCACCTCATTTAAAAAGATAACTAATGGTTCCGGATCATGTTTATGAAACTTATATTTGATTCGATGCATACCCCCTAGAACTATATTCCGATCCTGAAGAGTCTTAAATTTATCCATGTCGGATAAGGCTCTGTTTAGCAAAATATCATTAGGAGTGATAGATCTACTTAAGCGATCATATCTGCCGGCAGCTAATTCATAGCGATTTTGGGTAAGGATTCTAGCCATTTGTCATATTTAGTGGATAACGCTCTCCCGATAAATAATAAATGCTAAGAGAAGTCAGGAGTTAAAATGGCAGTAGATAGAACCCCCCAGCAATTAGATCAATTAGGTGAAAAGGCAGCAGAAACTGCTAAAGTCCTAGGCGAAACTAATAAAGTTCAGAAGAAAAAGAATAAAGCAGAAATACAAGACTTAGGAAAGCGACAGACCGCCGCCAAAAAACTTGGTGAGAAATTAGAACAGGCCGGCAGATCTTCTAAATTTATGACTGAGGCGCAGGATATATTCACGGCGCGCCTAAGCAAAGATGCAACCATATCAATCTTAAAATTTGCTGGTGGACTGGGTCTAGCAGCAGCTGTAACTAAAAAATATGTTGATGGAATTGTTGCCATCAACCGAGCCCTACCTAATTTTAACGAAAGCTTCGGAGAGGCCCTATTAAACACTGGGAAAGCTGTTTTTCAAACTGGTTTAAATATGGAGACTCTGACTTCAGTTATGAAAAACAACACCTTAGCTTTTCGAACCTTTAGAACTAGCTTAACCGGAGCCGTTCAAGATAACGAAGCTCTCCGATTAAGTCTTGGTTTATCTCGGGAAGAATTTACTAATCTTACTGCTCGAGCAGCTATTCAATCTGGGGTTAGTGCTGATGCTGCGGATGCTCAAGAACAATTAGCTAAGTTCAGTAGAAGATATATTATTAACTTGAACGAGCTAGCTCTTCAAACGGGAAGACAAGCTAGTGAAGTAGAAGCTTCCAGGGTTTCTAATTCTAGATCCTCCGCTGGATTCATCGCAACCTTAGATAAACAGGGTGCTACATTATTTCAACAAGCCCAGAGAGATGCAGAAAGAGCAGGCTCTGGATTTGCTACACAGCTAAGCGCTTTAGTATCATCGGCTGATTTTACTGAAAACATAAAAAAGATTAATGAATTTACTATCGCAGCTCTTAGTACTAATGCTCAGACTCAACTTGTTGGTCAGAAAGAATTACAAGCGAGCCTTGACAAATTACAGATAGGAGCAGCTCAAAGAAATGGGGCGTTAGTGGCAGAGGCCTTTAGAGAATTGACTCCGTTTGGAATTGCATTAAACGAATCCCAAGAAGCTCTTCTAAAATTTCCAGTACCAGTTAATGAAGCTCAAGCTCTTTTAGTTACTAATGCTGCCAATATTGGAAGAGTTCTAACTGAAACAGGTCAGACTGCTACTGAATCTGGTGCCGCTCAATTAAAAGGACAAAGAATTCAATTAGGGAAATTAGAAGATTTCTTCGGAACAACTATTGGAAAACTTACAGCTCAGTTTAGCCAACTAAGTGCTGCACTAGGTAATTTTGGAGGAGACATTGGAGCTATTTCCTTGGCATTTCTTGCTTTTAAAGGACCGCTCTTAAAAGTTCTAGGTAGCTTTAGATTTCTTGTCCCTCTCCTCGGCGCCCTTACACTTCCAGTAACCGGAGCTATTGCTCTTTTAGTGGCATCCGCTGCTTTAATTGTATCTAGGTTTGACAAAATAAAGGAAGGATTAGCTTTTATTGGAAGGGATCTTAAGAACTTGTTCTTAGAAAAGATTCCGGGCCCAATTATTGAATTCTTTACTTCTCTACCCGATAAAATCTTATCCTTTATCAAAAACAAAATCCCTTTTGCCGGGAAAGCTACTGAACTAATTAAGGGAGTAAAGGGATTCTTCGGCGGTGACAGTTTTATTGCCCAACAAGCCCGAGAGATTGTAGGAGATGTTAGAGGTCTAATTGGAGATGAAAAGACTGTAAAGCCTTCCGGTGTTGCTACTGCTCAAGCCGGAGACGCTATTGGGGTCAAAACAATTAAGAAAATCCAGGCCCAGACCATTGCTAAGAGTGCAGTCGCAGCTCCTGCTCCCACAGCAGGACCGCCTACTATCGAACTGGGAGTTGGAGAGGCTGAAGCCTTAAGCCGAAGCTCTGGTGCTTCCCTAGCTAATATGAACCAACAGCTGGCAAATTTAAATAGTCAAATAGACAAGACTGTCCGTTTACAGGATCAGATGAATTTAAATCTAAGGACAATTGCTAACAACTCCAGCGGTTTGTTTAGCCGAAGCGATAGTATTAGCGCTGCTCGAAAGACTGGGTAATAAATAAAGAGCAAGGGTACGGACCACAAAAATGGCAAAATTAAAAGACTTTTATAAGATCATTCCTGGGGGCAGCATGGCGCGAAAGGGGGGACCGGTTTCACCGGGCGCCCCAGGCGATGCGTTTGCCACTCTATACCAAAACTTTTCCTGGTACGCTGCTGCACTTAAAGGTGTCACCGCTAGATTTCAAAGATATAAAGTCTACGACCAAATGGATCGAGATGCTGATATCTCCCGCTCCTTAGATACCATGGCAGATGAAATGACCCCGAATGCTGCTGATAATATGGCGCTGCCATTCGAGATCAAGTTTAACATCCCAGAGAGCGAAGAAGCTGATGAATCAATGGTAGTGACTCTTCGGCACCAACTCCAGCGCTTCGGTTCCCATCATCGCCTAGATGTCAGACTCTGGAATATCTGTCGACAGACCATTAAATATGGAGACTGCTTCTTTCAGAAGATCCGAGATCATCAATCCGGAAAAATTGTCTGGAGATACATAGACCAAAATATGATCTTAGGTATTCTTTTAGATGAGAATTCTAGAGAACCAGTCTATTATCAATTGAAATTAGAAAAGACAGCAGAGAAATTCCGAGGCAACACTCAGAAAGATACTATTTTTATTCCTGCCACTAAGATTGTTCACTTCTCTCTAGGAAGTGAAATGAATGCCACTGCTCCATTCGGAGAATCTATTCTTCAAAGAATTTTTCGGGTTTGGCGCCAGCTCCAGCTATTAGAAGACTCCATCATTATTTACCGAGTGGTTCGAGCCCCAGAAAGACGGGTATTCTATATCGATGTTGGTAAAATGTCACCGATTAAGAGTAAGCAATATCTAGATCGAATTAAAACTGAAATCAAGCAAAAGAGAATTCCGAGTTCTGATGGCGGAACTAACAAAATGGACAGCATTTATGATGCTGCCTCCATGCAAGAAGATTTTTATATTGCTCAAACTGCTGATGGTAGAGGATCCAAGATTGAAACCCTACCAGCCGGCCAAAATCTAGGCGAGCTAGAAGATCTCCACTTCTTCCAAGAGAAACTATTTCGAGGCCTCCGAATCCCAGTTAGTTATATGGTAAACACGAGGGGAGAACAAGGTGCTACTACGGGCGATGGTAAGGTTGGAACCGCATATATCGCGGAGCTTCGATTTGTTCGATTAGTCATGCGCCTTCAAGAATTTTTAGATCATATTTTTGATGCTGAATTTAAAGATTTTCTAAGAAAAGATGGAATCATATTTGATGAAAATTCCTTTGAACTTAAGCTTCCAGAACCAGAAAACTTTGGAATCTATCGAACTAGTGAACTCAGCGGACAACTATTCCAGAACTTCAGTTCAGCTGAAGGTATCCCATATCTATCCAAGCGATTCATCTTGAAGAAATTCCTTAACTTCAATGACGATGATATGCAGGTCAATGAGATCTTATGGAAGCAAGAACATGGAATTACTGGAGCTAAGATGATCCCAATTATGGATCCGGTTACAGGCGACGAATCTGGTGATAATAAAGAAATCACTGAAATCCAGCTCGTTTACGATCCCAAATTACAAGACGAATAAATTTTAAATATTAGGAATTAACTAGGAAATTCCCCATTTTTAGGGTGAATATTCTAAATAGATCCATAGAGGAGGAGGAAAGCTATTATGGCTAAGAAAGACAAGCAAAAAGAAGAGGATATAGAAACTACTGCTGATGATGATACTGAAGCAGAAGTTGAAGCACCTAGCAAGTACGAGTTACTAGGCCAGGTGGTCGACGCCCAGATTAGAGATGATGATGAAGCAGGAAATGTGGCTTTTCATGATTATGCTGTTGGCGTAATGAAAGGAATTTTAACCCCTGACCCAGCCGAAGTCGACGACGCTGAGGGAGAGGAAACTTCTACTGATGGACCAGAAGGAACTGAAGAAGAAGGATCTGATGCTTCAACGGACGAAGTCACGGATGAAGTCACGGAAGACTAATTCGACAAGGACGTCGACTTTTTATTTTTAGGAGAGTTATTGAATGGATTTCTTAAACGAATCTTTGTTCAACGAGCTGGAGCTTATAATTGAAGCCGATAAGAAAGGCAAAAAGAGTCTAGTTCTAAGCGGCGTTTTGATGCAAGCAGATGTTAAGAATCGCAATAACCGGATTTATCCTAAAATAGAAATCGAAAAAGCCGTCCAAACTATTAATGAGAGGCTCCAAGCTGGAGAATCTATTCTAGGTGAATTGGATCACCCACAGAGCCTAACCATTAATCTTGACAGAGTTAGCCATATGCTAACCGAAGTTAAGATGGTAGAAAACGATGCTATTGGAAAACTTAAGTTAGTTGATACTCCAATGGGTCAAATTGCTACAGAATTAATTCAGTCTGGAGTTAAACTTGGAGTCAGCTCTAGAGGAACAGGTCGAGTTGGAGAAGGTGGTAAAGTATCTGATTATCATTTTGCCACAATGGATATCGTGGCCCAGCCTTCTGCTCCTGGCGCATTTCCAAATAGCGTTATGGAGAGTCTAGAATTTGCTACTAATAGGAAGCAAATCGGGACATTATCAGAAGCTTTGATACATGATCCAGCCGCTCAAAAGTATTTTGCTATAGAGATTAAGAAGTTTATTGATTCTCTAAAGTAATCCGCTGAGAGATCAGCGAGTAAGGGCCGACTTTATAGTTAGCCCAAAACTTGTCTATAATTAGGCAAGCTCAATCCAGTATCATTTAGGAGTGATTAAATGGCAGATAAAAATGTTTTAAAAGCCGTTCTGGAAAATGAGTTGCTGACTGACGACGTTCGTGCTCAAATTAAAGAGGCCATCGAGTCAGCTAAAAACGAAGCTAAGGTTAACGCCAAGGCTGAGTACGATGCTGCACTAGAGATTGCTATTTCAGAAGCTAAAGAAGAAACTGAAGCTCAGGTCCGTGCTGACCTAGCCATTAAGTTTGTTGAAGAGCGGGAAGAACTAGTTAAGGCCCTAGATGAAAAAGTCGAAAAGATGCTCGCTAAAGAAATTGAGGAGCTAAAAGAAGACATTTCTGCTTTCCGTGACCTAGAGGTTGAAAAGGCCGTAGAGGTTGAGGAAGAGAAAGAGCGCTTAGCGGAACAGTTTGCTGCGGAACGTGAAGCTTTAATTATTAAGCTTGATGAGTTCGTGGAAGCTCGCATTACCGCGGAGCTTGGGGAATTAACTGAGGATATTCAGACAGTCAAGGAAAATACCTTTGGCCGACAGATATACGAAGCGTTTGCTCAATGCTACCACGAGAGCTTTGTAAATGATGGTGCACTCGGCCCATCAGCTCAAGAAAAAATCCGAGAAGCCACAGAGGCAAAGGAAAATGCTGAAGGCCGCGTTCTAGAGTTGGAAGAGAAAATCTCTGAAGACAAAAGAAGTCGCGAGCTAGAACATATTCTAGCACCTCTATCCGGCAAACGAAAGAGTGTTATGGAAACTATTCTTAACCGCGCTGAAACTGAAAGGTTTGGGGCGATTTACGAGAAGATGTTACCTAAGGTTCTTAGTAATGTCGGTTCCAGTGATCTAGAAGAGGGAGTTGAAGATTCCGACGAGACAGTTATTGTTACTGAATCCGATGAAATTTTGACTGAACAGCCTGACGGCACCGAACTAATCACTGGTGAAGAAGAAGTTACCGAAGATTCTGCTGCGGAAGCTGTTCTAAGCGAAAATGAAAAACGTTTAGATGGTCTGCGTAAGTTGGCCGGTATCCAATAAAGTTGATATTTTATTTTTTTAGGAGACTGTAAATGGATCAACTATTTGAAAATTGGCAGGAAACGAAAGACGTCCTGCTAGAAGGATTAGAAGGCACCAAGCGTGAAATCACCGCTGCCGGTCTTGAGAATGCAAAGAAATACATGACTGAGGCAGCTACTACCGCCGCAACTGCAGCTGGTAATATCGCTGATTTTCGTAAGATTCTTCTACCTTTGATCCGTCGTACTCTGCCACAACAGATCGCGACTGAACTTGTCGGTGTCCAGCCTATGTCTGGCCCTGTCGGATTGATTTATTCTTTAAGATTCCGTTATCAGGACACTCAAGCAGCTGGTTCTGCTCTTGCCGCCCTCGCGGGTACTTCGCAAGACGTGGTAGCCGGTGATGAGATGTTCAGCCCAAGTCTATTAGCCCTTCACTACTCTGGTGACGAAACTGCTAACGCAGAATTCGGTGGAGCTGGTGCAACAGGTGACTTTGAAGGTGACGTCCGAGGATCTGGTACTCCAGGTAATCGTGTCGATCTTCAGATCCTGAAGCAAGCAGTTGAAGCCGGTACTCGTAAGTTGTCCGCTCGCTGGACTGTTGAGGCTATGCAAGATTTGTCTAGCCAGCACGGTGTCGACGTTGAGTCAGAACTTGTTTCTGCTATGTCAACTGAGATCACTGCTGAAATGGACCAAGAAATTATTCTTGACCTTGCAAACCTAGCAACCACCGTTGCTGCTTACGACCAGTCTACTACTACTGGTACTCCTACTTGGATCGGCGACAAGCACGCTGCTCTAGGTACTCAGATTGCCAAAGTTAGTACTGAGATTGCTCGTTTGACCAAGCGTGGTGGAGCTAACTGGATCGTTGTATCCAGCCCAGTCTTGGCTGTTCTACAGTCTGCAAACCGTCACGCTGACTTCCGTGGTTCATTCATGAGCCTGGACGCTGGTGCCATGGTTTCTGGACCTAACACCAACGTTAAGATGGTTGGAGTTCTGAACGGTGGAATCCGTGTTTATCACGATTCGTACAACGTTACACAGTCTGATACTATCGTATTGGGTTACAAGGGAGATACAGAAGTTGACGCAGGTTACTTCCACGCCCCTTATATTCCATTGATGGCCTCTCAGCCTGTTATTGATCCTAACACATTTTGAACCAGTGATCCAATTAATGACGAGATATGGTAAGGCTACCTTTACTAATACTGCTACTTCCCTAGGAAACAGCGGAAATTATTATGGGAAAATTACTGTTGCCAGCTTGACTTTTG